GTTCGCAACCTCCGCACTGTCGAGAAAGACATCGAGGACGCGGAGACACATTTAAAATCATTAAAGCAAGAGAAGCATAAGCTCTCTGTTGAGAACATCCCAGCCTTGATGGATGAGATGGGCGTTGAGCGTTTGGATGTGGATGGCATGACCGTGGAGCGCAAGATGATTGTTGCCGCGTCCATCCCTGTCGCCAACAAAGAACAGGCGTTTGATTGGCTTAGGTCCAATGGTCTAGATGATATCATCAAGAACGATGTCACCTGTTCCTTTGGTAAGGGCGAGGACAACGTAGCGGGGGATGTCATAGGCATCTTGCGTGACAAGGGTTTCGACCCTAAGACCAAGACCCACGTTCATCCATCCACATTGCGGGCGTTTGTTAGAGAGCGCATCGTTGATGGCAAACCAATCGACCTCGACTTGTTCGGGGCATTCATATCAAACACAGCAGTTATAAAGAGGAAAGCGTAATGGGTGCGTATAAGCAAAAGATGCTAGAGGAAATGGAAGATGAAGATCACACCGATGAGTATGGTGCTTCCATGGACAATGATGATGATTTTGAGGACTCGTGTGAAGATGACATGATTGAACGGTCCATCGAAAACGATGCGATTAAAGCGGATATGAAGCGTCAAGACGATGCGATTAGAAAGGCAAAGAACAATGAGTAATCAAGTAGCTACGAAAAAAAGTGCAGAGTTAAGCACAGACTTAATGGACGACATCCTAGAATTTGCGGGCGAGGGCGCGGCCTTTGCCGCGGATGAAATGCAAATCCCGTTTGTTCGGGCGCTCCAAGCTTTGTCCCCACAACTGGGCAAGAAGAAGCCTGAGTACATTGAGGGTGCGGAGCAGGGCGATCTGTTCAACACTGTGACGGGTGAAGTTTGGAAGGGTGATGATGGCGTAACTATCATACCGTGCTTCCAGACCACCAAGTATCTTGAGTTCACACCTCGTGACCAAGGCGGCGGATTCCGCGGCGAGATCAATCCTACTGATCCAGTACTTCAGCGTACTTCTCGTGTTGGGTCCAAGGAAATCCTGCCAACAGGCAACGAGTTGGTCAAGTCAGACCAGCACTACTGCTTGGTGTTGGGTGGAGACGGCGCGTATCAACCTGCTGTCATCGACATGAAGTCCACGCAGTTGAAGGTCAGCCGCCGTTGGAAGACCCAGATTGCTATGCAAAAGATCAAGCACCCGAAGACGGGGGCCATGGTTGTACCTCCGCTGTTTGCTACAGTGTGGAAGATCACCACAGTTGAAGAGAGCAATGACCAAGGCACATGGTTCACGCCTTCTGTTGAGAAGGTCGGGCTTGTAGAGAGCCGCGATCTTATGCTCGAAGCCAAAGCCTTCCGCGACAGTGTCGCTGCGGGCGAAGTGAAAGCTGCTTCAGAGGAGCGTGTCCCAACTACCTCCTCTGTACAACAGGATGACGACATCCCGTTTTAAGCAGCCTCGGGAGTGGCGATGACTGTTGGCGCATTCTCCACGCCACTCCCATTTTTCACAACAGGAGCAGTACATGACACAGGCAAAGAGGTTGCTTGCAGTATTCGTTGGTGCCAAAGCTGCACATGGCACGACAACCGTTGGCCGCATCGGACGAAATGGCAAGGCAGAATCCAAGAGTATGATCGTTCGCTCTCCTTTAACCGAGGAGCTCGTTCAATCCCACATAGATGGGAAGCAAGGCGTTGGCGCGATCCCGATCAATGAAGAGAACATGTGTAAGTTTGCGGCGCTGGACATCGATGTCTATGACCTGAACCACAATGAACTCCAAGCTAAAATACAGAAGCTGAAACTTCCATTGATGCACTGTCGATCCAAGTCGGGCGGCGCTCACCTGTATCTGTTTCTGAAAGACTGGGCCCCCGCAGCAAACATCAGGGACTACTTGACAGAGATGTCTATTGTCCTGGGCTTTAGCGGGACCGAGATATTCCCGAAGCAAGACACAATCATCGCAGAGCGTGGAGACGTGGGCAACTTTATCAACATGCCCTACTTCAACGCCGAGATGCCCCAGCGTTATTGTTTCAATACACACACCGAGGCCCTTGAGCTAGACGAGTTCCTAGATGCGGTGGAAAAGGCCCGTGTGTCTGAGTCCGATCTTGAGGGCCTTCGGTTTGCTGGGAAACGCAAGTACTTCACCGATGGACCGCCCTGCCTTGAGCACCTGTTCGCGGATGGGCCAATTGATACGCCACGCAATACGTGCATGTACCAGTGCGGTATCTATGCCAAGCTGTCGGACCCAGACAACTGGAAGAATAAGTTGGAAGAGTTCAACCGGACGCTGTGCTCTGAGCCGTTGCCATCTGTAGAGGTGATCAACTTAGGCAAGTCGCTTGACCGGAAAGACTTTGCGTACAAGTGCAAGGAAGAACCCTTCAAGAGTTACTGCGACCCGACCCTCTGCGCGAGTAGGAAGTTTGGGATCAGCACCGATGCGCCTGACATGCCCTCGGTTGGAGGCTTGACGATCATGCTGTCCGAGCCGCGCGTGTACTTCATGGATGTCAACGGCGCGAGGATTCAGTTGTCCACTGAGCAGTTGCAGAATCAAATCCTTTGGCAGCGGGCATGCATGGAGCAGATGAACTTGATGCCTCCCACAGCCAAGCCTCAGAAGTGGCAGCAGATGGTCAATCAGTTGATGCAAGGTGCTACGGTGATCGAGGTGCCCGAGGAAGCCACGGTTAAGGGTCAGTTCAAAGACCACCTGCAGGCTTATTGCACCAGCCACATCAGGGCTATGGCCCCCGAAGAGATGGAGATGAACAAGCCGTGGACCGATGGGCAGGTGACCAAGTTCAAGCTGGAAGGTTTGATAGAGTACCTGCACCACCGTAGGTTCAAGGTCGATAACCGTGGGCAGTTGATCCAATTGATTAAGGACGTTGGCGGGGACCAAAGCCGAGAAAACATTAAGAGGTCTGACGGAAGAAGAACAACGCTTCGATGCTGGGCAGTGCCTGCCTTTGAAGACGATCACATTGAATTATCAATAAGGGAGATGAACGATGACATCCCATTCTAATAGACTCCTGCGGGTAGGAGAAGTTGCGGCTCTGTTGGGCGTATCCAAGTCGTACGTCTACAAGTTGGCTCAAACAACACCCGACTTCCCGCTACCGATTGTACTGGGCAGTGAGCACAGCAAGCGTTCGTCTAGCCGCTGGGTTCTGTCCGAGATTGAGGATTGGGTGAGCAGCAGACCGAGGGGGAAGGATCTATGATTGACAACTCACTCCTGATCTTGGGGCCTCCGGGCTGCGGTAAGACCTATCGTTTGATCCAAGAGATTAAAACTGCGCTTGCCAACGGCACCCACCCGTCCCGCATCGGCGTCATTTCGTTTACCCGCAAGGCTATCGAAGAGATGGTTTCCCGTGCCTGTGCCGAGTTTGGCCTGACCCCCAAGGACTTCCCGAACATGCGGACCAGCCACTCGTTCGGGTTCAACGGATTGGGTCTTCAGAAGCAGGACGTTCTAAGCACCGAGGACTATGCTGATCTAGGTGATAAGATAGGTTTGACCTTTGAGGGGGACGACAGGACCAGCATTGATGACGGTGTATCCATGCCCACCATTGGTGGATCGGGGTCCCAGTACCTCCAGCTAGAGCACCGCGCTCGGTATCGGATGGTTACATTGGAGCAAGAGTTCAACAAGGAGGGGAACAGGGATTTGTTCTACCCCAAGTTGGTTCAACTTCACGAGCAGATGAACGAGTACAAGTCGGTGATGGGCAAGTATGATTTCGTTGACATGATCGAGAAGTACATCGACATCGGTGATCCCCCTGGCTTGGACTATCTGTTTATTGACGAGGCTCAAGACTTCACGCCTTTGCAGTGGGAGATGGCGAAGAAGATTGCTGAACGGGCAGACAGGGTAATCATCGCGGGGGACGACGATCAAGCCGTCCACCGTTGGACCGGAGTTGAGGTTGATCTGTTCATTCAATCCTCGGACCAAGTCGAAAGGCTTACTCAGTCTTACCGCATCCCAAGGTCTGTCCACCGTCTGGCTAACACCATCTCACGGCGCATCCCTGGAAGATTGCTGAAAGAGTTCCAGCCCCGTGAAGAAGAGGGCTTGGTTGATTACGTCTACCATCTGGAAGATATCCCCGTGAACGAGGGGTCATGGACCGTGATGGCGCGGACAAACTATCAGGTTCGAGAGCTCGCCAAATGGTTTCGGGGTTCTGGGTTTAAGTTTTCCATGAAGGGCTATGCTAGTATCTCAGAGAAGTTAGTCGGGAACATCCTAGCGTGGGAGGATCTGTGCCAAGACAAGACGATAGGGTTGCAGCGGCTGCGCCAGTTGTACACTGCGCTACCCAAGCAGGGGGAGGATGCTGCGCTAAGGCGGGGCGCGACCAAACTGCTGGATGCAATACATCCGGAAGCCGAGGTTGGGATGCAACAACTGCTAGTGGATTACGGGTTGCTAAAAGGAGCGGAGATTTCTGCTTATGACGTACTCAGGGTCAGTGTATCTGAGCGCAACTACATCGATGCGATCCAGCGTAGGGGCGAGGACCTTCTGTCTCCGCCTCGGATCAAACTGTCCACGTTCCATGCGATGAAGGGCGGCGAGGACGACAACTGCATTGTATATACAGCGTCCACTAAGGCATGCGTTGAGTCTCGATACCAAGAGGATGAGCACCGTGCGTTCTACGTTGGCGTAACCAGAGCCCGACACACGCTCTACATATTACAAACCGATAACAAATACAGGTACACATTATGAAACGTGATAAAGTCTTAGACACAGCAAAAGAACTGATCAATGGACAGAGGGCCAAGGACTACGGGGATGCGTTCGAGAACTTCTCCCGCATAGCCACGGGCTGGAACGCTATTATCAAAGAGGCTATGGTAACCCACGGTCATGTGACCGAGCGGCACGTTGCGCTGATGATGGATTGGTTGAAGACAGCAAGGCTCCTTAACGACCTCGACAAAGAAGACTCATGGGTGGACAAGTGCGGATACAGTGCCTTGGGTTCAGAGTTTACTGACCAAGAGAAAGAGATACAGAGTCGGTTGGATAACTATTTGAAGAAAGATACCTGATGCCAGAGAACTTATTTGGAAGCGACCTGCACCACCAGTTCAAGGGCGAGATGGATTTGATCGACTCTGACTGGAACATCCCCGAGTACCCAGACCTGACAGGCTACAAAGAAGTGGCCGTTGATCTGGAAACCAAGGACCCGAACATCAAGACGCTAGGCCCAGGTTGGGCTAGGAAAGACGGGCACATCATCGGGATTGCTGTCGCAGCGGGTGAGTACAAGGGCTACTTCCCTATCCGCCACGAGAATGGACACAACCTGGATCCAAGGATCACGTTGAAGTGGCTGAAGAAGCAGATGGCTGTCCCTGAGATGGACGTAATCATGCACAACGCAACCTACGATGCGGGTTGGATGCGGGCCGAGGGCGTAGAGATCAAGGGTCGGATGATCGACACCATGATTACAGGCGCTCTGGTGGATGAGAACCGCTGGTCCTTTGGCCTTGATGCGATGGCCCGAGACTATGCTGGGATACGCAAAGACGAGAAGATGTTGAAGGCAGCGGCAGCGGCGTGGGGCATCGATCCCAAGGCAGATATGTGGCAGTTGCCCCCGATGTATGTTGGGGCCTATGCAGAGCGCGATGCTGTAGCCACATTGAAACTCTGGCAGGCCCTGAAAATCCAGTTGGATGAGCAGAAGCTGTGGGACATCTGGAACACTGAAACCAAACTAATCCCTTGCTTGTTGGACATGCGAAGCAACGGGGTGCGCGTTGATCTGGACAAGGCTGATCGGAATAAGAAGCTGATCCGCAAGAAGTCGAAAGAGATGCGTCTGCAGATCGAGAAAGAAGCGGGCCTTGAGGTAGATATCTGGGCCTCTGCGTCCATCGCTAAGATGTTTGACAAGCTTGGCCTTGAGTACCCAAGGACCGAGAGGGGTGCGCCATCGTTTAACAAGGCGTATCTGAACAACCATCCGTCCGAGATATGCCAGAAGCTGGTCAAGCTGCGCGAGTTTGACAAGGCTGACAGCACGTTCATCGACAGCATCCTGCGGCACGAGACTAACGGGCGCATCCACACGGAGCTCCACTCCACTCGCAGGGATGAGGGGGGAACGGTCACGGGTAGATTCTCCTCTTCGAACCCCAACCTCCAGCAGATTCCGGCACGGGACAAGGACATCAAGAAGCTAATCCGTGGGCTGTTCATCCCAGAAGAAGGGTACAAGTGGGGATCGTTCGATTATTCTAGCCAAGAACCAAGATTGCTCGTACACTTCGCCGCCAGCGTTGGGGAAATCCAAGGCCAAGACATGCTTGCGGACATTGTCCACCAGTACAACACCGCAGATGTAGACCTCCACCAGATTGTTGCTGACCTAGCTGGGATCAAGCGCAAGGAAGCAAAGGCCGTGAACCTCGGTATTATGTACGGCATGGGCGTGGCAAAGCTAGCGGATCAACTGGGTGTTGATCCAGATGAGGCGAAGAAATTACTACGACAGCACCGTGAGATGGTGCCGTTTGTTAAAGCCCTAGCCGAGATGGCCTCTCGTAGGGCCGCGCATTCAGGGCAAATCCGGACGGTGTTGGGTCGGCTGTGCCGCTTCCACCTCTGGGAGCCCACGACTTTCGGGGAAGGCAAGCCCCTGTCACACGAGGATGCGTTGAAAGAGTATGCGGGAGTTAACGGCATGGGTATTCGCCGCGCCTTCACATACAAAGCACTCAACCGTTTGATCCAAGGATCGGCGGCGGACCAAACCAAGAGGGCCATGCTTGATTGTTACAGCGAGGGATATACTCCTATGCTAACGGTACACGACGAGCTATGCTTTAACATAGATAACCCAGAGCAGACGGCCAAGATCAAAGAGATCATGGAGAACGGAGTCCCGCTAAAGGTTCCATCTAAAATCGATGTTGATATTCAAGATGATTGGGGAGAAATAGAATAATGCAGGTAGAAGACATAAAAGCCTTGGGCTTTCGACAAATGCACAAGTTGCAGATCGATTCGCTGCTTGACCTAATTGCAGTGACCCTGAACCTAGCCGCCTTGACCCATGATCAAGATGTTATTGAAGAAACCGAGGCCGCTTGTGACGAACTGGTTCGCCTGTTTGGTGGCAACGGTGTCGAGGTATCTATCAATGTTCACTGACCGGGTTGGTTAGCTCGGTCTATAATATCTTGGTTCTTCGGGTCACCTAAAAGACCTGGGGCCAAGGTCCGAGCACGTTGCAACAAGTTCTCTGCGCCACCGCTGACCGCGTCTACCGCTCCGCTGACCGTGGACGTAGCTGTGTCAATGAAAGACTGAGTGGGTTGCGGCGCTCGACCCTGTGGAGTTATTTGAGTGGCTACGGTGTCGCGATATTGCTCCATTAATTCTTTAATAGGTAAAGTTTCCGCAACTCTTCGTTGGTCTTTCACCACAGTCTCCATAATAATGCTTTTCATCAAGTCCTCAGACACTACAATAGGTCTAAATTTATTGGCTAAAATCATTCCGATTTCTTCTTTGCCCATCTTACTGCCTTCAGAAAGTTGACGATAGATTTGACGGTCATCTAGACCCAATAGTTTAGCCGCTTGTACGTCCGCGTACAACGATGCTTGGGCTAACCGCAAGTCATTGTTTGCCGTTTTGTACCGAGCAATAATTTCCTCTTGAGTAACATCGTTTCTTTTTGCAAACGACTTGAAGGACGAACCAAGAGCAGTTCGTGTGCTCGTATACTCTGAGCCTTTGTAGT